CGTATTGATAGAAATGAACTTTGGATAGATGTTGCGATTGAACCAGTGAAAGCAGTTGAGTTTATTTACATTCCGGTAAGAATTCTCAACACTGGAGAAATTGCTTCTTTATAAAATAAAGTGGGGGTTATTCCCCACTTTATTAATGTGATAAATAATATTATAGGAGATAATTATGGCATTAACAAATTTATCAGTAAGAGCGTTAGGAAGTAACAACGATCCATTACTGATGCCCAAATTACAATTTAGATTTAGGTTAATTTTTTCTAATTTCGGAACCAGTGGCAATGATACGAATGAATTAACAAGACAAGTAATAGATTGCTCAAGACCAAATCTTAGTTTTGCAAAAATATCTGTTCCGGTATATAACTCAACCATATATTTGGCAGGTAAACACACTTGGAATACTATGAGTATAAACTTAAGAGATGATGCTTCTGGAGCAATTTCAAAATTAGTCGGTGCTCAGCTTCAAAAGCAATTAAACATGACAGAACAAGCAAGTGCAGGCACGGGCGGAGATTATAAATTTGCATTGATATTACAAATGCTTGACGGTAGTAATGGAACACAAGAACCTATCGCATTGGAAACTTGGTATATATCTGGTGCTTATCTAGAAGCAGTGAACTACAACACTGTAAATTACGGAACTAGTGAAGTAGTTACTATAGCACTTACTGTACAGTATGATAATGCTATACAAACTTCAGGTGGTGTAGGAGTCGAACCACAAGAAAGAGGATCTCCTACTGGTGTTGCTACTGGTTTGGGTGGCGGCGCAGGTGGTGGCGGTGGCGGAGAGGCAGCTGATTCTGCTGCTGAAGCAGGATCTCTTGAAGCATAAGTAACTCTCGATGGCAAGAACTCTTAGAGATTTTCAACATGCTGCTAAAATATTTAGGAGTGATAGTTATGCTAAAGCTCCTAAATTAAAGTTTCTATTCCATGCATATTTTGCATTAAATGCTACTCAATATAGTAATGGTACTATAGGCACTTTAACTAACCAAGAACCAATTGGTGTCTTGGTTAAAACGTTTAAATTGCCCTCATTTCAACTTATGACTCATGAAATGAATCAGTACAATAGAAAAAGAGTAGTTCAAACAAAAATAAAATATGACACAATAGAAATATCTTTTCATGATGATAGTAGCAATATTATCACAAAATTATGGAATGAATATTATACCTACTATTACAATGATAGTAAAAACTTAATAAACAGTCAATTTCAAGGCTCACGTGGTTATACGCCTCCGTCATTTGCAAAAGAAACTCTAACTGGCGAAAGAAATACTTATTCACCAAGTATTATTGAAAATTCAAGTTGGGGTTACATCGGGGAAACTAATACTAATTCTGCTACAAAAAAAGCATTTTTTAGGTATATAACTATTTTTGGTTTTAATCAACATAAGTTTACTGCATATACATTAGTTAATCCAATCATAACTAGAGTAGCACATGATACATATAGTTATAGTGAGGGCGGAGGAACAATGGAAATGACAATGGGTATAAATTACGAAACGGTAATTTATAATCAAGGTGCGATGGACGGCAGAAATCCTTCTAATATAGTAACTCAATTTGGTCAAGAAAATAACTATGACAAAACATTAAGTCCTATAACTCAACCTGGTCAACAATCTTTGGTTAATTCAAATGCAGGTTTGATAAATGCAAATAATGGTTTTGTAAATCCTATATTATATAATAATTCTGGTTTATCTGGTTCATTAACTCCGAATTAACAATTTTAAGTAACAAATATGAATAATATAAATCCAAACGTAGCGTATAATTATCAAAAAAATCCGTATTTAATAAAAACAAATACGAATCAGGTTCAAGCCGGATTTACATTAACACAACGTAATAATACACAAAGCAATAGAAATGTTAATTCATTATTTCCTGTGAATTTCTCTTCACCTAATCCAGGAGCAGGTACTCCTACTGCATTAACAAATATGGGGCCTAGACCTATAAATATAGAAACATATGCTGGATATCAAAATATAATTTAAAATCATGGCTAAAATAATAGAAGATAGATCAGGTGCAGATAGAACAGTTAGAATATTTGATGAATTCTACAATGTTGATACTGTAGTTTCTGCTAATCAATACGATGTTGTTAGGGGTTATTTTGTTACCGTATGTGCAACTGAAACTGCTGCTAACAATCTCACTGCATCATTATTCAGAATATCAACTGTTACTGGTATAAATGTTTTAGATTTATTGGCAGAAATTAAAGGAACTAGCAATTCATTACAAATGAATGCAAAAATATGCTATTACTTGAATGGCATAAAGTCTAAAACATCTTTGTATGGAATAAACGTTATACCTAGCCCAATACAATCAACGGCAAGAAATGTGGTAATGTGATATGGCTAAATGGGCTCAAGGCATTTACACCCCTAAAAATCCTCAAAAGTATATAGGTACACATAAACCTAAATATCGTTCTGGTTGGGAAATGCGTATTATGATGTTTCTAGATGAAAACAAACACATAATAAATTGGGCAAGTGAAGCAATTGCTATTCCATATAGAAATCCATTGACAGGTAAAATTGCAAATTATTATCCTGATTTCTTTGTAGTATACGAAAATAGAAATCATTCAATAAAAGCCGAAATTATTGAAGTAAAACCAAAAAGTCAAACTTCTTTGATGGAAGCAAAATCAAAGCATGACAAATTACATGCTGTAGTTAATCAGGCAAAATTTCAAGCCGCAATGGCTTACTGTAAACAACATGGATATATGTTTAGAGTCATCAGTGAAGATTCAATATTTGCTAACTCAAGTAGTTCAGGCAAAAGGTAAATAATAAAATATTTACATGCGGTCTAAATAAAGTACGATGACTAAAAAATTAGAAAATTTATTTGATTTACCGCCTTCAGTTGAAGAATCTGAAAACAATGACGCATTGTTTCCCCCAGAAGAAATATCTACAACCGCATTGACTAACTTAGAAAAAATAGAAAATGCATTACCTCAAGTTAGAGGTTTAGAATCAAGTGATAGCGAATTAGATGAATTGACTAAACTAGCAATTTCTAGTTATAAAGATTTGCAAGAATTAGGTATGCAAGTTGATAGTAGATTTAGTGCTGAGATTTTCGGTGTTGCTAGTAATTTTTTAGGTCATGCTATAACAGCAAAAACTGCCAAATTAAACAAAAAAATAAAAATGATTGAACTGCAATTGAAGAAAGCAGCATTGGATCAAAAGCAATCTGCCAAAACAGAAGAATTAGAATCTACCCCAGTTGGTGAAGGAAAAACATTAGATCGCAATGAGTTGCTAAAAATGTTAACGAATAAAAATGATTAAAAAGATAAATATAGATATATTACAAGGATTTTTATGCGCGGCTTGAAACAATTCATAATGGAAAGTGTAAAATCTTATAGATACACGATAAAAATTGCCGGTGATGTTGACAAAAACTTTTTAGACTTGTTCAAGTACAATTTACAAAAGTTTGATCCCATAGACATCAGTGAACCGGTAAGTACTCCTATACAGAAAACACCATATGGTTTTCCTGGATTAGAAAATCAAAGTGTGACGATTTTGAAAACAAACTTTAGATATCCAGCGACTGAACCCATGATTCAACAAGTAGCACAATTATGTGGCTACAATGTCAACATGGTCAGAGTTATATCCACTGATTTTGATGACAGTATCAATGGTGAGACAGAGAAATTCGCAAACCAGATGAAGGAAAGTCCGTTGTTGACCAAAGAAGAAATGGCTGACAATGGAAAAGAAGCAAACAAAGCGTATAGCAATAGTTATTTGGATTCAATTAAAGAGCAGACCAAAGATAGCAAGATTGATATTCCGTATGAAGGTAAAAAGACACCAAACAGTTTTGACCCCTTCAAGATAATACCGCAAGATTCTATGGGTGCTAAGAGTCCAATGAGTACCATAAAAAGACCGCCGAAGCCAAAGACAGGCGCTATGGCATAAAAACATAAAGGAAAAATAAAATGGATTTTAAATCATTAGTTAATCGTTTAGACCAATTGTCTGAGGCTAAGAAGAAAAAGGTAGAAGAAGAAACCAAAGAAACTCCTACTGGAAGAATTCACAAAGCAAAGCCAGGTGGTTATGGTAGAGCAATAGATACCGATGAAGAAGGTAACGAAAAGAAAAAAGAACAACCTGCTGCAAAGCGTGGACG